TCACAGCCCACTGATGAACGTAGGGCAGCGTGTTTTTTCTTACGACGAACCTTGGCATACTCCATTATACGGTCAACTAGGGGGTTTGTTCGAAAAAAAGAAAAAAAAGTTGGAGCGCTTTTCCCAAAACGGACTCTCTATATATATGGAGGGGGGTTTTTATCGGACGTTGATTATCGGATGCAATTGTGTATAATTTCGAGGGTGATAGAAATGAGTGACAAGAAAACACAGATTAATTGCCGTTTGATTACCCGTGGGACAGATAAGGCCAACACCAAGGCTATCGAGGATTTGAATGTCCCCGATCCAGAACCGGCTGTTGGTGAGCAGATAATCAAGGATGCGATGGAGAAAGGGTCAGAGGATGACAGTCAAACAGGAAATTCTTGACGAAGCACATTCAATTGTCGAACGATTAGCCACGTCTCGTAGCGCCAATGGTTCGTTCGCATATTATGAGAACAGCGATGTTTATCAAGAGGTGTGGCGAATGTGTTTAGATGCCCTTGAGAGATATGATCCACAGATAGGGCCAATCGAGAATTATCTAGTGAGACATGTCACCAACAGACTTAAGAACCTCAAAAGGGACAATTACTTCCGTCCAGGTTCCGATGCTCCGAGTTCTGGTTTGGCACGTACCAGGATGAACTTGGTGAACGCGCTGCCGCTCGGTGGTGGAGATATTGCCGAACAGGGTATGCTCTTGGGGTCCATTCCCGTCAATATCGATCCGGTTGATCATCTTCTTTGTGATGAAACCTTGGAGTACATCAGAGAGCGTATACCGGAAAACCTGAGTGCTCCGTTTGAGGATTTGATTGGCAATAATCGTGTCCGCAGTTCGGTTGTAGATGAAGTACGTCAAAAGGTGGCCGAGATTCTGAGCGAGAGGGAGGAAGATGTCGAAAGCAAAGAATAAGAGATTATCTTCCAATCCCAAGGCTTTGAAGATTCTTGCCGATTGCGTCAAGCAGGGTCTTAGCGATAAGAAAATTCAACAGCGATTGGCTCAGGAATGTGGATATCAATGGACGCTGGACACTATTGGAAGACGCCGCCGTGTCATGGGCGTGATTAAGAGTGCTGGGCAGCCAGTTGATGTTAATGTGTTGGATGGTCCCATTCTTACCGTGCCGCCCCTTGGATTGTCGGATGGAGAAAAGGCTAAATGGTTTCGAGACCAGTTCAAAAAGACCCATCTTTACAAAACCATCCAGAGACAATTTGAACCAGGAGAAGTGGAGATGTACTTAGAGGATTTCGGTTTGCTGTGCTGCCAGTTCGAGGACATCGTTATCAGTGAATTTATGCAGGTAGACGATTTTCTGAAGCACAGAATTCTTGTTGATAGACAATTGATTCTCAGTCGTTCTCTACAGAGAGAGATCACCGATCTACAAATGTGGTTCGTGGCGAATCCCAAGCCAGAGGATGAAGACAAAGCAGCTACTAAGTTTCGCATTTTACAACAAAGACAACTTGACGACAAACATCGATATCTCAAGAATGTCAATGATCGTTACGATGCCTTGGTCAAAGAGCGGCAGAAAATCTACAGTAGTTTAGCTGCGACACGTAAGGATCGCATGGATGAACTCAAGGGGGGCAAGGAAACCTTCTTGGAATTGGTAGGTAGACTACAACACTTGCAGGACGAAAGAAATAGGCAGGGGAGATTTGCTGAATTGACTAGATTGTCTGCTGAAGACGTAAAGAATGAATTTCGTCATCCGGTGGAATTTCCAGATGGCAGTGTTGAGCCAATCATTATGGATGCGGATACGGACTTTGTGGAGGATGAGGATGAATAAGTGTGCTTTGTATATACCACGCCCAGGTGGAACGTCCAGGATGATCCAGAACGGTTATGTTGATGCGCTGCGACATTTCGGCTGGAAGGTGTATGTTGGCGACCCCAAGACCAAGTTGGGTTGCCGTAAGCTCGTCGAAGAATATGGCGTGCGGTTGATCCTGACTCATTCCAGATACGGAATCCGGCAGTTGCCAGTAAATGTGATCAATGCCAACAAAGTTATAGTATTTGTTGAAGCTCTTCCACTTAATGACGGCAACCTGGAAATTGACGGCCCATACGAGGTGGCTCATCAGAATGAACCAGATATAATTAAATCAATCGAATCAGCTACGGTCCACACTAGGATTGAGCCCCACTTATGGGCGAACTATATGTCTGTCTGGGGAGAGAATAATGTTGATATTATGTTTCTTCCAGCGGCGGGTAACATGATTCGTGCAATGCCACCAACCTGCACAATCTTGACAGATGTGGCGATGGTTGCCAATTTTGCCCACAGACAGGGTATCATGCGACAGTTGATCGAGCCACTTTTCAAGCGGTTGGATTTGCTGGGACATTCGTACCAAGCTTTTGGAGATGACATCTGGGCAAGAGCCGGTCTAAACTATAATGGTCCGCTTGATGATGACCAGAACCGATTGGCGCATGTATACGCGACGGCCCGTGTGTGTCCTAACGTACATACCGAACAACAGGTCGGTCTCCAGGCGTGTGTCAACGAAAGGTCGTTTATGATCCCGTTGTGTGGTGGGGTGCAAGTGTCGGACAACCCGCTGATATCCAGATATCTAGGATCACACTGTGCGGTATCTACCAGCGTAACCGACTTTATGAATAAGGTTATCGGGCTAGTGGAAGACCAGCCACAGCGATTTGAGAAAATTCGTGCCAGTGTAGAGCATGTGGCTAACAATCACACATATTTCAACCGGTTGGTTGATCTGTTTCAGGTGGCTGGATTGCATGATTTGGCTACCGATATGATAGAGCAAGGACAAAGAGCAGCAGTCAGGCATTGTTGGGAAATCGATGCCAGATTGAGTGCTGAGGAAAGGGGAGTACCTTATGAGCAAAAAGCAATCGCTATGCAATAACAATGATTTAGTCGGTAATAAATTTGGTCGTTTGATTGTTATTAGGCAATCAGACGAACATAAAAGTGGACATGTTTGTTGGGTATGTAAATGTATTTGTGGCAAATTGATTATAGCGACAAGTAGTGGTCTGAAGAGGGGTAATGTAAAGAGTTGTGGATATTTACGAACAGATTTAACGAGACAAAGATCGTATAAGCATGGCCATGGTGGTAGAAATAAACAATCTCCTACTTATGTGTCTTGGAGTAATATGGTTCGAAGATGTGTTGACCCTCACAATCATGCCTACCACAATTATGGAGGTCGAGGTATTGCCGTATGTCAAAGATGGAAGAAATTTGAACATTTTTTGGCTGATATGGGTGAAGCCCCGGTAGGATATCAAATTGATCGAATTAATAACAACGATGGTTACCACAAGAATAATTGTCGATGGGTAACTACTAAAATTAATAGCAGAAATAGACGGAATAATCATTTGATAACTTATAATGGTAAAACTAAATGTATTGTTGATTGGTCGGAGGAATGTGGTATTTCTCGTAGCACTTTGTGGGCTAGATTGTATTTGTATAATTGGTCTATACAGAAAGCATTGACTACTCCTGTAATTAGCAGAAGGAGGAAATAGTCTAATGAACAGAAAAGAAAAATCATTTTTACAAAAGAGATTAGCCGGGGTTTCTATGCCTATTACCCGCAGACGTATGAGGTGGGGTCGTAACTGGCCGTGTTTGTGCGGAAGTGGGAAAAAGTACAAAGTGTGTTGCCTCAACGAAATCGAAGCCATTACGGCATCTGACAGCAACGCCAATGTTACCAAGCTACCAGAGAATATTCAGGAGATGATTGACGCTCATCGTGAAGCGCAGAAGAACGGAGGGAAGAAAGACAATGAATAAGACAGCACTGATCACCGGGACAACGGGGCAAGATGGCAGTTATCTTGCTGAACTGCTACTGGACAAAGGCTATACAGTCCATGGGCTTATCCGACGATCTTCGGTTGACACCACAGAGCGTATCGCTCACTTTCAACATCATCCACATTTCGAATTGATAGAGGGTGATATCACCGACGCGGCATGTATGCATCGGCTGATTTCCGGTATCCAGCCGGATGAAGTGTATAACTTGGCTGCCATGAGCCATGTGGGCGTATCATTTGATCAGCCCATCACCACTTGCCAGATCGACGCGATGGGGCCTCTGTACATTCTGGAGGCTATTCGCCAGTCGTCTCCAAAAACCAAGTTCTATCAAGCGAGCACATCGGAGTTATTTGGCAACACTTCCATTGCGCCACAGAATGAAAATACGCCAATGGTACCTAATTCTCCATATGCAGTTGCTAAGCTTTATGCACATCAATTAACAGGTCTTTATCGTCGTGCATATGGCATTTTTGCGTGTGCTGGAATTCTATTTAATCATGAATCCCCTCGTCGTGGCGAAGCGTTCGTTACAAGGAAAATTACTCGATATGTTGCAATGCTTCGGAAATGGATGGATATTCATGGTGGTCCTCCAAAAATAGCTGTGGATTTTGCTCCACTTTTTATGGGTAATATCGAAGCAAAAAGAGATTGGTCTCATGCTGAAGATATGGTTCGCGGGATGTGGATGATGATGCAGCAAGACAAACCAGACGATTATGTACTTGGTTCTGGTGAAACTCATTCTGTTAAGGAATTTTTGGATATTGCTTTCAGAACAATTGGATTAGATTACCGAAATTATATTGTTATTGATCCAAAATTCTACCGACCAGTAGATGTGAATTTGCTTCTGGCTGATTCTACGAAAGCCAAGACCGTGCTCGGGTGGGAATTAACAATCGGTTTCGGTGAAATGATAGATTGTATGATACAAAGTGATTATGAGGTTTTGATAAAATGCCACGTTTAATTTTGCCTAATTATACTGTAATTCGTGACACTAGAGAACAAAAAGATTATGGGTGGATTTTTAGTGCGCATGTACCAGATCGGAGACCCCCGAGATGCGAGGGGACGATTGTGGATACGGTAGAGACTGGCGATTACAGCTTGGTTGGATATACCGACATTCTGGCTATTGAGCGTAAATTCGCTTTTTCAGAATTGTGGGGCAACTACAGTGCCAAGAGACGACCGCAATTCGAAGAAGAGATGGAGCGGATGTCCAACATTAAGCACGCTTACGTCATAATCGAATCATCTATGACACCAGACATCCTTGAATTGTCACCACCACAATTCTCCAAGGGTGTACCGGGCAAGTCGCTGGTCAGATGGTTGATGTATCTGTCAGTTAAGTATGGGGTGAACATCATACCGGCAGGACAGTGTGGTCGCAAGATGGCTCAGATGATTTTCGAAGAGGTAGTTAGGGTAGAGAAAGATCGTTGGGTTTACCAGGAACCAAAGAAGAAGTTAGGAGAGGATTGCCTTGGGTGCTAAAGTCACATTAGATGATCTGCTTCATGGAGATCAGGGAAGATACGGATACCTGTTTCCATATCGTGATCGTGTACCCAATGTGCGCAAACACATTTTTACCGATCTGAAGCAATCCAAAGACCCGCTTGACCAAGTTGTTGTAAGTCGGATGCTCGATATCAATTACATAGGCTGGACAGCAAAGGTTGTTCTGGGTCTCGATTTATTTCCCATTCAGATAGCTACCCTACAGATGATGTGGAATACTCCATTCCCGATGCTGATTGCGTGCCGTGGTGGTAGTAAATGTGTACGTGGGGACACACTTTGTAGAACGTCAGATGGTTTGATACGAATGGATGAAATTGTTGATCCACAATCTCCAGAAATGGAGCGGATTAGTGTTGATTGTGAAATGCATGGTGAAAATGGGTTAAATAAACCATCCTATGGATGGAATAATGGACACTCTAAGACGAAAGTTATTAAATTGCGGTCTGGGATAGAAATAGAAGTCACTGATAATCATCCTATCAGATGTGTTAATGAGGAAGGCAAGATAATATGGCGAAATGCTGAAGAAATTAGTCCAGGAGATTATATTCCTATCTGTAGGGATCAATATGATTTTGGGAACGATCCAACTACGTCTGAGGATTTGGGTTGGTGGCTTGGGGTCATGACAGGCGATGGGATGTTTACCCAGCGATCTTGTTTGCGCTTATCATCCACTAACCAATCTGTTGTAGATGAATTTATTCGAATTACGCAAAAAGAATTTGGTTACGAACCTAGGCCGCTTCTTAGACCAGGTCATTATAATATTTATAATGTTAAAATTTGGGATAATATCGATAATTTATATAATATTGGTGGTAAAGATTCATATACAAAAGAAGTTCCTAGATTAATAAGACAGAGTCCTCGCAAAGTAGTATCTGCTTTTATTAAGGGGCTGTTCGACGCAGATGGTTGTGTTTCAGAAAACCGCTCTAGAATATCTTACACTTCGTGTTCTGAATTATTAGCTAGGCAGGTTCAGCAAATTCTATTAGGTTTTGGGATAGTTTGTACATGCAGAGAAAGATACACAAAGTCTCAGAATGGGACAGAAGTAAAATCATACCAGTTAGTGATAGATGGCGAATATAATGTTGCTTTATATGCAAAATATATTGGATTTGTTCATAGTCGAAAATATAGTAGACTGCAAAATCGTATAATAAAATTTACTAACCCGAATAATGATTTGATTCCTAATATTCAATCAGTAATGGTCAGGTTGCGAGAAAAGTTTGTGCGAGATACTGGTGGACCGAACAAACGTGGTTACGGCCATAAAAATACATTTGTTTCATCACCATGTAGAATTTTGCAATATGTCCCATCCTACAATAAATTAGAAAAATTTCTTGATGTTACACAATGCATATGTGATGATGAAGATTGGCGATTTCTTAAGAAAATTTACGATAAACACTATTATTACGATTATGTTGAGAGTGTTGGGAGTTCCTGTTGTCAAACATTCGATGTCTACATACCGGATGACCATTCTTTTATCTCCAATGGATTGATTTCTCATAACAGTTTCATGCTGGCGGTTTATGCTGTACTCAGAGCCCTGCTAGACCCTGGAACTAAGATTGTGATTGTCGGTGCTGGCTTGAGACAAGCCCGCTTGGTGTTCAACTACATCGATACCATTTGGGGCAACGCACCCGTTCTTCGCAATATCGTCGGTGGAGGTAAAAAAGCAGGCCCAAGACAGAACGTAGATTTGTGCTATTTTAAGGTTGGCGA